CAAGGTGGTAAGACAATTAATGCTGCTGATGGCGTTGATTCAGAGTCTAATTTCTCTGGCAAGCTTGGTGCTTCTGTCTCTGCTACAGATAAACTTGGTGTCTATGGTGAGGTATCTTTCTCACAAGTGGAAGATGCTGATAACAACTACGCCACAAAAATAGGCGCTAAATATTCTTTTTAATTAAATGACTACAGCCACACTAACGAAAACTCCTACTAACTGGGACAGTTTCTGTGACTGGGTTACGAGTACCGATAACCGCCTCTATGTGGGGTGGTTTGGTGTCCTCATGATTCCTGCACTTTTAACGGCTACTACTTGCTTTATTATAGCTTTCATAGCAGCTCCCCCAGTTGACATAGATGGAATACGTGAACCAGTTGCTGGCTCTCTTCTCTATGGAAACAACATCATCTCCGGGGCAGTTGTCCCATCCTCTAACGCAATCGGTCTTCACTTCTACCCAATCTGGGAAGCTGCAACCATCGACGAATGGTTATATAACGGAGGACCATATCAACTCGTGGTGTTCCACTTTCTCATCGGTATCTCAGCTTACCTGGGACGACAATGGGAATTGTCATATCGACTTGGGATGAGACCTTGGATATGTGTCGCCTATTCAGCTCCAGTTGCTGCAGCATTTGCTGTCTTCTTAGTGTACCCATTCGGTCAGGGGAGTTTCTCTGATGGTATGCCTCTTGGTATTAGCGGTACTTTTAACTTTATGTTTGTCTTTCAGGCAGAGCACAATATCCTTATGCATCCGTTCCACATGCTCGGTGTTGCTGGGGTATTCGGTGGAGCTCTTTTCGCTGCTATGCATGGAAGTCTTGTTACTTCCTCACTTGTCAGGGAAACGACTGGTCTTGTATCTCAAAACTATGGATACAAGTTTGGACAAGAAAATGAAACCTATAACATCGTTGCAGCTCATGGCTACTTCGGAAGATTAATTTTCCAATATGCTTCTTTCAATAATAGTAGGAGTCTTCATTTCTTCCTTGCTACTTGGCCAGTGGTTTGTATCTGGCTTACCTCCATGGGAATCTCTACGATGGCATTTAATCTCAACGGATTCAATTTCAATCAATCCGTTACAGATACCAATGGAAGAGTTATCCCAACATGGGCTGATGTCCTTAACAGGGCTGACTTAGGTATGGAAGTAATGCATGAGAGAAACGCTCATAATTTCCCCTTAGATTTAGCCACTACAGAAATTACACAAAATGCCTAAAGGAAAAGGATACGGACCCCTTTCAAAAGGAAAAGGCGGTAAGAAAAAATAGACGAGCTTACGTTTATCCCATTGGGACGCATGAAGCTAATCCATGAAACGGGGGATTAGTTATTCTTAAGAGAAATGCCTCTAGTAGAATTACAAGCTCGTGTTAAAGAACAGAAAGACTTCAAAAGAGAAGTCAAACTCAAGTATCGTGGTGTGACATATTACACCACTAAACAATAAAAGGGAGGGGAGCACCTCAGAGTAGGACTCCCCTTTCATTAGCCCCGTCAGAGGCTTTATATCTGGCAACCTTGCAAGGGAATTTTAGTTCTAAAGTAATAATCAAAATAGGAGAGAGCCCTCCGAGGAGGATAACTTTCACTGAAAAGGATTTGATCAAGAACGATTAAACATATCTTTCTCTTATTTAATAGAAAAGTGACTAATATCGCTAATCTCCATAGGCCGAATGCGGTCAATGGAAATCAATCGAATACGTTTGCAAATAAGTACGCTACCGCTCTTAAATTATTTAGTGGTGAAGTATTTAATGCATTCAATGCAGCCTCAATCTTCAAGGGATTAGTAAGAAATTACACCCTAAGAGGAGGCAAAGCAAAACAATTTTTATTAACGGGTACACTCGGCGCCGGATATCATACTCCGGGCACCCCACTGCTTGGAGATACAGCATTAAAGGCTAATGAAAAAACCATTAATGCAGATGATCTCCTTGTAAGTTCGCAGTTCGTTTACTCACTTGATGAAATACTTTCGCAGTACTCCACCCGAGCAGAAATAAGTAAGCAGATCGGTGAAGCTTTAGCAAAATTCTATGATATTAGAATAGCTAGAGTGCTTGATATTGCATCAAGAGAGGCATCCGTAGTAACTGGTGAGCCTGGAGGCTTTGAGGTCTCAATTGGTTCAGGTAATGAATACAATGCTCAGAAGATTGTAGATGGTTTATTTGAAGCCGCTGCAGTATTAGACGAGCGTAATGCTCCCCAAGAGGGGCGTGTTGCTATATTAAATCCAAGACAATATCTGGGATTAATTAGTGCAGTAGATACAAACATCCTCAACAGAGAACTAGGTGCATCTCAAGGTGACATTAACTCTGGTAAGGGTCTATTTAGTATCGCTGGTATAAGACTTTATAAGTCAAATAACCTTCCATTCTTGGCAGCATATAACTCAGCTGTTACAGGTGAGAACAACGATTACGCCGATGCTAATGCTACATGTTGCGGGCTTGTCTTCCATAGAGAAGCAGCCGGTGTAGTAGAAACATTAGGGCCAAGTATCGAAACAACATCAGGAGACTTTGGTGTACAATACCAAGGTCAATTGATCGTAGGTAAGCTCAGCATGGGTGTTGGTTCTTTAAGAACTTCCGTAGCTGGATCTTTACAAGCTCAATAATATTTATTGCCCTTGGAGAGTTTTTACTCTCCTCGGAGCATACCATTCTCTAGAAAATAAATGGCAACAACATTCAAGCTGGATAAATTAGCAGCCGTAAATATTATATTGTCCAATATCGGACAAGCACCGCTCACAAGCTTAAATACATCTAACCCTCTCTCAAGTTTGGCAGAGGGAATGATAAATGAAGTTTCTCTTTCTTTACAATCAGAGGGTTGGGTATTTAATACTGAACAAGATTATCCATTTACACCAAACAACAGTAAATTTATTGAGATTCCTGATAACGTTCTCTCCCTTGATAAAACAGAATGGTCGGATATTGAACCTGTTATTAGAAAACCAGCAGGTGTAACTAACTCTAGACTTTATGACAAGAGAGATCACACCTATGAGTTTGAAGGGGAACAATATTTAAAGGTAGTTTGGTACTTTGAATTTGAAGATCTTCCAGAGGTATTTAAACAATATATAACCATAAGAGCTGCTAACTTATTTGCAAATAGAGCAGTCGGATCTAATGAAGTAGTTAAGTATTCTGAGAAAGAAGAATTAGCAGCTAGAGCAGCTGTTATGGAGTACGAAACACAGCAGGGAGATTACAATATTTTCAACGATTCTGCAGGCGGAAGAGAGTTTCAAACTTATCTTCCATATAAAGCAATAAATAGATAAATGGCTGCAGTAACTCAATCAATTCCCAACATGCTCGGGGGAGTCAGTCAACAGCCTGACCCTGTAAAACTACCCGGCCAAGTTAGGGAAGCTCAAAACGTCTTTCTTGATCCAACTTTCGGAGCTAAGAAAAGACCACCTACAGAGTTTGTAAAATCTCTGTCTACCTCGGTACCATCAGATGCTAAATGGTTTCCTATTTTTAGGGATAACCAAGAGAGGTACATAATTGCAATTTATAAATCTGGATCTCCAGCAACTATCCAAGTAAAAGCCTGGGATGCAAACACAGGAAACACTAGAACCGTTACTATAGATGCTGCAGCTCAGACATATCTAGATACAAGCGACCTAAGTACTTTAAGTACGCTATCTCTATCTGATTACACCCTCATCTCAAACAGTCAAAGAGATGTGAGTATGAACCAAGTAGCATTAACAACTCTCAAGGAAGAGGCGTTAGTGATCATCAACTCATTGGCATATAACACTACCTACTCAATTGACTTAAATAGAGATGGTAATACCCAACAAACAAAGGTCTATAGAGCCACAGAATTAGAAATTACTCCAGGTTCCTATGAGGTAGCTGATGGTGGGGGATGCTCACAGAACTCAGCTGGAGATCATACTGCTGCATCAGGATCTAAAACAGGACTTCAATTTAGAATCGTTAACCAATGTGCTGCTTATTATGATGAGCCTACTAATGCTTATATCAGTAGATACTCAGCTAGTGTCATCCTTAAGAATGGAGGTGTTGGTTGGAGAGTAGGAGATACAGTTACAGCTACTGAAGGCGGTAAGAGTTTTACTATCAGGGTAAGCAAAGAAACCTTTGAATATACCTATGCAAGTGATGGGTCCGCTACATTTACAACCACATCAAATGCATCTTCCGGAACCTTACAAGTCAGTGATATTATTACTGATTTAAAAAATGATATTAATGCTATCTCAAACTATTCAGCTGATAGCGTAGGTAATGTAATTAGAATTAAAAGAACAGACACAAGATCTTTCAACATAGCTGTTAGGGGTGGTACTACTAACCAAGCAATGACGGTTATTAAAGATACTGCTAACGATATAACCGAACTCCCTTTTCAATGTTTTCCTGATTTTCAATGTAAAGTCAACAACACTGAAGATAGTACAGCTGATGACTACTATGTAAAATTTGCCCCTGATGCTGCAGGTGTACCCGGAGCCGGATCATGGGAGGAAACAGTTGCTCCCAATATTGAGGTAGGTCTTAACTCCTCAACAATGCCTCAAGCATTAGTAAGGGAAGCAAGTGGAAACTTCTCATTGGGACCATTAAACACATCCTCTGCTTTTGGAGGTTGGGCTAGTAGAGAGGTAGGAGATTTAAACAGTAACCCTAATCCGACTTTTGTAGGGAGAGGCATATCTAATATGTTTTTCTTTGCCAATAGGCTGGGCTTCTTATCAGAGGATTCAGTTGTATTGAGTCAAGCTGGAGATTACTTTAACTTCTTTGTTACCTCAGCTATTGCTATCAGTGATGCTGATCCGATAGATCTAACAGCATCCTCCACAAGACCTGCTTTTCTTCAATCAGCTATAGGTACTCCTAAAGGATTACTCTTATTTGCTCAAAATGCTCAATTCCTTATGGCCTCCCAGGAGGTAGCCTTTGGACCTAGCACAGTAAAATTAACCGAAATTTCTTCTTACACTTATAAATCAGAAACTGAGCCACAGAGTACCGGTGTCAGTGTCATGTTTGTAAGTGAAGCTGATACCTATTCTAAGATTTTAGAAATGGCTGTTGACTCTGTAGATAACAGACCAACGGTGGCAGAGAATACAAGAATAATTCCAGAGTATATCCCTCCAAATTTAAAGTGGGCTACCAATAGTCCAAACAATAGTTTGTTGTTTTGGGGAGATAATAGTAATACTGTTTATAGTTTTAAATTCTTTAACCAAGGAAATGAAAGGCAACTAGCAGGTTGGGTTAAATGGGTCTTCCCTACTCAAGTGAGAATGATGGGGTTTGATCATGATACTGCTTATATAGTTTCCTATGATGGAACCAATTCAACGCTTCAGAAAATGGAGCTATTGGATGATCCATCCTCCGCTCCAATCACAACATCATTTAATACTAAGTTCTTACCACGTCTAGATTTCATTCACTATAAAGCAAACTTAACAGCGAGTGCATCTGGTACCAACACTAAAATATATTTCCCAGCTGGAGGCTTTGTCACCGGTGCAACCCCTGTGTTTATTGTCACAAGTGGGGCCGATGCAGGTCACTTCCTAAGGCCATCCATAGCCACTGATGGAGGAGGTAGTTATATTTTAGTTCCATCTACTTTTACCACAGCTAACTACATAATTGGAATGCAATATCGCATGACATTATCGTTACCTGCTTTCTATGTAACGAATGAAGGTAGAGCTGACAGAGTAGATAATCCAATAGTTGAAACCTTACGTTTAGATCTCTATTACTCAGGGCGATACCAAGTAGAGATTGAAAGACTTGGCTATGCTAATTATTTACATGATGTTGATATTGCTAGAGCTGGACTATACCTAGCTAATAACCCAGCCCTTGAGGAAGTTATTACTAAAGATGTTCCTATCTTTTGTCTAGGTAAAGATGCTAAAGCAAGTATCTATGCAGATGATCCGGTGCCCTCAGCTATAACTAGCTACTCATGGCAGGGACACTACAACAAACGAGACATAGTTCAACTCAAGAGTTAATGAAACCATATTATCGTGATTGCACAATCAATGATGCACTAATCGTTGCCAAAAATCTTTTACCAGAGGATCGAAGAGAGATGGAGGGGTTAGGTTATAACCCCTTAATCCTTCCAGTTTTAATCTCTGATAGTGATACAGCTCAATGTTTCTTCAATGAAGATGGAGAGATAGCAGGGTTAGGAGGTATTAGACCTGATCATAGACCCCATGTAGGCCAAGCCTATATGTTGGCTACCCCTGCAATTAAAAAACATCCAAGAGAATTTATAAGGAGAGCTACTGAGTGGTTATCTGAGCAACGAAAGTACAGGCTGTTATGGAATATAGCTTGTGCTGAAAATAAATTTCACCACAAACTCATGAGGTATTGGGGGTTTAAAGGAATACAAACTATCTACCCACCACCTTTTTACAAGCCGTATATACAAGTAGTTAAATTATGTGTACAGGAGCAGAATTAGCGGCGGCCAGTTTAGCAGTAAGTGCAATTGGAACAGCTGCAAGTATTGTGCAGGCTCAGCAATCTATGGCTATGCAAGCCGCCCAAGCTAGGCGGTCAATGGACCTTGCTTATAGGAATGCACAAAAGCAACAAAGATTTCAAAACGAGGCAATAGTTCAAAAACATATTGGACAAGTAAAAGCTCAACAGGCAGCTACTAACGCTGCAAATATGGCTTATTACTATGGTGATCAATCAGCTAATAGAGCCTACGTTTCTCAACAATTAAAATTAAAAGAAGCTTCAAACAAGGCAGCATTTAAAACACAAGAAATTCTTGCCAAGGTTATAGGTTCAAAAGGAAAAGTATTAGCTAGTGGAGCAACGGGACAGTCTGTTGGTTTACTAGCATTAGATGCTGAACGTAGAGCCGGCTTTGCACAAGCTGAACAGGATGCAACCGTTAGGAGTGCTGAGATGGCTATGGGTGAGTCTATGGAGGCAACCCGACTGAAAGCCTTATCAAACATAAATACAATCGGATCTAAACTGGACTTCCCAGTTCAAACGCCAACACTAGCCCCACAGCCTTCGGGAATAGGACGAGATCTACAACTAGGCATACCTGCATATAATTGGGCTTAGATATGTCTACTAAAGAACAAAAAACTAGAAGCACCCGTATCTATAC